GGGAGGTCGGCCGCCGGCGCACTCTCCCCTATCGCCGGCGCCGTTACCTCCCGCTCCGCTACCGCCGGCCGCCGGCGCCGCCGTTTTCCGGCCACGGTTCCGGTTCCGGCGGGAGCGAGCGGCACGGCCTCGAGCTCGAGCTCGGCGCCGTCGACGATTTCCTCGGTAGCCATGAGGCCGCCGAGCGAATCCGGCGCTATCGCGCGGCAGAGCTCGGCCGACGCGCGCGCCGAGAGCATGGCGCGTGGATATGCGCGCCAGGCCTGCCGGCCGGCGAGATTCGCTCGGCGCGCGTCGTCCATTGTCCACGTAATGCGCGTGATCTGATCGGAGCCGGCGCGCCTCCCGCACCACGTAGCGCGCGTCGCGGTTAGTTCCTCGAGCCAGAGCTCGTGACCCGCCGCGAGCACTAGGCCGCGTTGCGTTTCCGCGGCGAGCGACGGCCGGCCGTCGATAACCGAGATTTTCGCTAGGGATTGCATCGGGCCTATCCCGATTTCCGCGCCGTACAGAATGCAAGCCGCGACGGCGGCCGGATCGCGCGCGAACGCTCTAGAGACGAACGAGGTTCCGGCGATCGCCTTCGCGAGCTCGATCGTCGGCGCCCACGTATCGAGCCAACCGCGCGCGGCGCCGTTCTCGTTGTACCGCTCGAGCTCGGCGGTCACGAGGTCGCCTCGTCGACGAGCTCGCGCGGCGGGAGCGCGTCGAGCACGTACTCGGATTTCGGCGCGGTCGAGAAATGCGCGACCTGTTGCACGTAGAGGAACGTGCGAAACACGGCCTCGCCGGCCTCGACCGGGATCACGTCGTAGCCGTCGGCGCGGAGCCATACCGCGGCCGTGCGGTCGATCGCCGGCATAGGCCGCTCGCTACCGTCGTCGTCGAGGATCGTCTCGGCGTTCCGGTACGCGGCGAGTTGCAGAGCGACCTCGCTATAGATACCGGATTTCGAGGTCTTGTAGTCGATTAGCCATACCTCGCCGTCGATTTCGGCGATTAGGTCGACCGTTCCCATATACCGCCGGCGGCGGTTTACGACGGTCGCCTCGGCCTCGAGCTCGCGCACGTTGTAGGCGGCGACGAACGCGAGGTACGCGTCGACGTAGCCGACGAGCTCGTCGGGTACCTCGACCTCGAGGCCGGCCGCGAGCTCGTGCGCGTACTTGTGAACGGTCGTACCGCGAACCGTCGCGGCCTTCTGCTCGGCGAACCGACCGCGCGATATCTCGGCGAGACGTTTCGACGGCGTGAGCTCGGCGAGTCGGTCCCACTCGTCTACGGCGAATCCGGCCGTCGCCGTCGCGCTCCATTGCACGAGAGCGGGCTTGGGCACTCCGTTGTTAATTAACGTGGTCACTCCGTCGACGTTTACGCCATCGAGCTCGTACGAGTGACCGGAACCGCGCTTTACGCGGCGGGTCTTAGCGGGCATTGCGGAGCCTCCCGATTTCGCGAGCTCGGGCGGTCGAGCTCGGGCGGTCACGCTCGCGCGCGCGCGGGTCGCGATGCAAGAGCACAAAACGGGCGGCCGGCCGCGTCGGGCCTGGGTAGGTGGAACGCGGCCGACCGCCGGCGACTACGGTACGCGTCTCGAGCGGCGCGTCGCGGCGTACGGAGCCTCCCGCGGTCGCGGCGGCCGCTCGAGCTCTAGGCCGCGAGCTCGGGCCGTCTCGACCACGGCGGCGCGACCTCGTGTACGTCGGCGCGATTGTTCCGCGCCGAGTTACACGAGCGGTGCGCGATTCGTAGATTCGCGAGCTCGTCGGTTCCGCCGGCCGAGACGGGCTCGATATGGTCGACCGATGGTCGTAGCGCGATCGGCGCGGACGGCCTCGAGTCGATCGCCTCTCCGCATAGCGAACAGAGGCCGCCGGCCGCCTCGAGTAGCGCGGCGGTATGGCGGCGGTAATCGTCGCGCTCGATCGCGTAGTGCGAGCGGCAGAGGCCGTTAGCCGCGTGCGGCCGGTCGCATCCCTCGACCTCGCATCGCCTCGAGCCGTCGCGACAGAGACGGGAGACGAGCGGGTCGCCGTGGCGCCGCCATCGCGCTAGGTGCATCCGGCACCATCCGCGCGATCCGTACGGCCGCTCGCATCCCTCGATCGAGCACGTAAGACGTACGCGTACGCGCTCGTAGAGCGGGTCGCCGTTTTTCCGCCATCGCTCGTAATGCAGCGCGCACCATCCGCGCGAGTCGGCCGGCGCGTCGCATCCCTCGATCGAGCACGAGCTCGCGCCTAGTACGGGCGCGGCGCCCTTGAGCGGGTCGCCGTGTATCTGCCATCGCTTGTAGTGCATCCCGCACCATCCGCGACCGATCACGGGCGCGCCGCATCCCTCGACCGTGCAACGGGCGCCGCGCGGCGCCTGGTACGCGACCTCGGCGAGCGGGTCGCCGAGTCGGTGCCAGCGCGCGTAATGCAGCGCGCACCATCCGCGACCGGAGGCCGGCGCGTCGCATCCCTCGATCGAGCACGGCGGCCGTACGTACCCTCTCGGCTTGCCGGCCATTAGCGGAGCTCGGCGGGTTGTCCACCAGGCCGGCGAGCGTCGGAGTCGGCGGCGCCGTATTTCTTGAACGCGGCCGCTCGAGTGATACCGAGCGCGTCGCCGACCGCCGACCACGAGTACGAGCCGCCGGCCTCGGAGCGGAGCGCGTGAACTACCTCGCCGATCGTGTCGTCGACGAGCGACCGGATCGCGGCTAGGTGCTCGAGCGAGGTCGTGTCGAGCTCGCCGGCCTTCGCGAGTTTCGGGTACGAGCGGAGTAGGCGCGCCATCATGCGAGCGTATTCGTCGGTTCCGGTTGTTGCGGTGCGGTCGTCTGCCATGCGGCCACTATAGCAGATAACGTTTCCCCACGGAAACACGAGAGAGGCCGCTACGGGTCGGGCGCGGTGATCTTGCCGGCGACGAGCTCGAGGCCGTACCGGGCGTTATGGGTCCGAATCGTCGAGGTCGAGCTCGAGGTCGAGCTCGTGCGCGGCCTCGAGCTCGTCGAGGTCGGTTACGGCCGCCTCGATCCTCGAGAGAATGCTCGAGAGCTCGCGCCAGCGGCGCGCGGCCACGAGCTCGAGGCCGACCACGGCGACGAGCGCGACCAGTAGGCCGGAACCGAACGCGACCTCGAGCGCGCTCACCTAGTGCCGCGTGAGCGCGAACCGCACGAGCGAGACGGCCGCGAGAATGCCGAGAAATACGTTCGTCCACGTTGCCTGATCGTGACTCATACCGTTTCTCCCTAGCTAGACGAGCTCGACCGCCGAGCCGTAGAAACCGGCGCCGAACGCGAACACTCCGCCATCGGCGGCGACGAGCCAATAGCCGGCGCCGTCGGCGTCGACCTCGATCCCGACGATAGGCGCGTTTAGCTTCTTGTCTGCCATAGAGCCCACGTGCTTGAGCGACCCGAAACAGAACACTCCGCCATCGGAGCCGACGAGCGCGTAGCCGTTCCCTTTCGGGCCGGCGGCCATCCCGACGATCGGAGCGTTAAGCGGTTTCCCGCCCATCGAGCCGTGGAATACGGCGTCTCCGAACGAGAAAACTCCGCCATCGGCGGCCGCGATCCAGTACCCGCGGCCGCTCTCGGTCCTCACTATGTCCACGGCCGTACCTCCCGATTGTGGCGGCGAGCTCGTCCCGCCGGCTTGTGTCGCGGCTACGACCTGGGGCCATACCGCCATGGTCTGATTACCGGGGCAAGCGGTAGCGAAAACCTCGCGGTGGGCTTGCGTTTTCGGAGCGTTCACTACGTAGCCGCGCCGGCGAGCGTCCGCGCACGCGCCGCGTATGAGCTCGAGGTCGTTCGCGGTGACCGGGATCGAGGTCCGATCGCCACTCAGGCATAAGTCAAGACTGATTCCATTGTGGTGAATCGTCGCGTACGAATCCCAAACGTCGCGTAGGTGGGTCCAGTAGGTCGCGCCGATCCAGTACGTATATCCGCCGTCGGCGCCTCGAGGTTCGTCCGACGGTTTCCCTCCGCCCTCGTGGTGGATTGTGCATATCCCGACCGGCGCCGGCATTACTCGGCCTCGGCCTCGTCGTCGACCTGCTCGAGCTCGCGCTCGAGCGCCTGCTCGGCCTCGTCGGGTTGCCCTACGTACGTGTCGGTTTCGGGCGCGCCGCCGGGTGTCACGTCGTCGCGCGGTTCGTTCGGGTCGACCTCGTTCGGGTTGCGTTCCACGGGTTCACCTCTCCGTTACTGATTGTGGTACACGTGCGCGTTTAGTACGCCGGGAGCGGAGGCCTGAGATACGGCCGCGCCGGTTCCGGCGAGGCGGAGTATGCGAGCTTGCACGGTTTTCGTTACGCCGGCCGCTACGGCGTTCGCGACGATCCCAGGTACCGAGTAGTTCATGGGCACGTTCGCGCCGTTGTGGCGGTTGACCACGGCGGCGCCGATCGTCCCGCCGTCGATCAGAATTGTCGACTGGAAAATGTCGAGCGATACCGTGTTTTCCATTGTGAGCGCCATATCAGCGCCGAGCACGTAGGCGCGCGATTGCGCGGGAATGTTGAGCGTCGCGAGGATCGCGGCCGTACCTCCGCTCGTCGGTCCCCACGGGCCGGGAATCGCGATCGTGTAGTGATACGAGCCGCCGATCTGTACCCAGGTCGTACCGTCGTGTACCTGTAGGCCGGTACCGACAACGTAGGTCGCCATTCCGTATGTCGGCGCCGGTATCGCGGCGTTGCGCGACGCGGTGTCGGCGAACGGTACGAGCGTCCGATCACGGATCGTGTTCCCCCACGCGGAGAGAATCGGCGTGTTCGCTACGACGTTTGCCTGCCAGCCTGCTGCCATCGTGCTACCTCAGAATCCCCATAGGCCAGTATCCCAACGCGCTACGTCCCACTTGCCGACCGTGAATATCCCGGCGGCCGAGAACGTGCGGTACTCGACGCGCCACTCGCGCGGCGTTATCTCCTCGTTAATCGTCTCGACCTGTAGGTCGGCGACTACTTGAAACCCGGTCGCGCGCCGGCGTAGTTGAATCCGCCATAGGAGGCCGATCGTGAGCGCGGCCGGGATCGTCTCCGCGTTTACCGACGGGAGGATCGTTAGGCCGTCGACGCGTCGCGACGCGTCGGCGAACACGGCGAGGTAACGGTCGGCGATCACGGTCGAGTCGGCGGCGTTCTTGTGTATGAGGTCGGTTCGCACGAGCGAGCGCGGGCCGTAGAGCGAGAGTGAGTCGCCGTCTTGGCGCGTTACCGCTACTCCGCCCACGTTGCTAATCGAGATGATGTTTCGCACGCGCTCGTTATCGGTCACGAGCTCTACGTCGGCGTAACAGAGCTCGGGCTCGAGCTCGCCGAATGTGAATTGCACGGCCGTATAGTGCGGGTCCGCGTTTAGGCCGGTACGGTCGACGAACGTAAGTACGCCGGCGTAGTCGACGAACAGCGCGCCGAGCTCGGTATCGGTTACGAGTCCCGCCTCGTCGAGCGCGTTCGCGTCGAGCGTCGTCGGTTGTAGCGGTACGGCGCCGGCGTCGAGGTCGGTCGGTCCCGTATACCCGGCGCTCGCGAGTATGCGCGCGATCCTCGGGCCGGCCGTCTCGCCGTCGCCTACCGCTACGGCGAGCGGGAGGCCGTCGTACGCGGCGAGGTCGGCGAGGCCGTCGACCGCGGTAATCAGTACCGCGTGACCTCCCGCGGTGATCTGAGGAAACGTATCGACGATCGCCGTTACCTTCCCGGTGAACCTCGGGTAATCGACTCCGCCGAACCGAGCGACGATCCGTAGGCCGATACCGGGCCGGATCGTTCCGTACGTGTCGGGATCGGGAGTCGCCCACGGCGAGAGGTTCCCGTCGGGATCGTCGACGAGCACGGTACAGAGTCCAGGCCGGAACCTCGAGAGCGGTTCGTCTCGACCTCGACCGATCGCGATGCTGATTACGTCGGTCCCGATATCTACGGCGTCGGGAGTGTCGGCCGCCCATACGGCCGCGTCCCATAGCGCGTGATCCCACGCGCCGACTCCGCCGATATCGGCGTAGTAGTTGAGCTCGACGCGCCACGTAACGCCGGCGCCCGGTCCAGGGTCCGCGCGGTCGCCGAGCTTGACGATCCCGGCGCCGGTTTCGTCGAGAGGTCCGAGTACGAGCTCGTCGATCGCCGGCATTACGCGCGTCCCGTCGGCGACATTCGCCACGAGGTACCGCTAACCGATTCGTACGACCGGATCGCGTCGACGATCGCGCGGCCGACCGCGGCCGGCGAGCTCGTCGGCGGAACCGCTACCGATATCGCGTACGTGTTCCCACCTACGCCGGCGCGCGCGAGCGGCGTTACGACCTCGGCCGGGTGCAAGAACGCGAGGCCGGCGGAGGTCGTCACTCCGCCACTAGCGAGCGACGGTATGTCGGGTACGTCGAAACCCTTACCGCCGAGTTTCGGAATCCAGCTAGGGACCGTGAACGAGAGCGCGCCCGGTCCGCGGTTCCACGCGTTAGCGATCGCCCGAAACGCGGCGAGGTAGGGCTCGGAAATCGCTCGAGCGAGGCCGGCGAACGCCGTAACGATCTTGCCGGGTAGCGCCTTGAGAAAATCCCATACCACGGAGGCCGCGTGTTTCACGGCCTCGAACGCGGTCACGCCGGCGTTCTTGATCGTGTCCCAGTTCTTAGTGATCGCGAGCACGGCGAGGCCGATCGGGCCGGTAAGGATCGCGAGTAGCAACGGCCAGTGATCCTTAACCCATACGAACACGGCCTTAACGGCGTCGACGATGTGACCGAACACGGCGACCGCGAGACGGCCGAGCGCCTGTACGCCGTCGCGGAACCAGCCGACCTTTTTGTACGCGAGAAACACGGCCGCGCCGAGCGCGACCACGGCGAGCACTACGAGGCCGATCGGGTTCGCGGTTAGCGCCGCGTTCCAGAGCCATTGCGCGGCGGCGACGAGTTTCGTTACGAGCGTCGCGGCCTTGGTAGCCGCGCTGTAGAGCTTGGTCGCGACGACAATCGCGGCGAGCGCGGCGCCGATCGGTATTAGGAGGTCGGCGTACTTAGCGAACATATCGGCGACGAGCTTGAGTACGGGTAAGAGTTTCGCGCCGACCTTTTCCTGTACCTCTCCGAACGCGACTTTCATTTTCTCCGAGCTCGTCGCGGTCGCGGCGGCCGTACCGCCGACGCGCTTCTCGACCTCGGCGAGTAGGAGTTTCTGCGCGCCGAGCTTGTCGCCCGATTCGACGAGCGCCTTTATCTGATCCTTCTGCGCGGCCGTGAGCACTACGCCGGCCTTCGCGAGTTTCCCGGTCGCCTTGATCGGATCGGAGAGCGCCTTACCGAGCGTTTTCGCGTTGCCCTCGAGCTCGCCGAAACCGGCGGCGGCGAGGTCGGCGGCGGCCGCGGTCGCGCGGTCGAATATCCCGGCGCCGCGCGCGGTCGCGTTGCTTACGTCCTTAAACGCGGCGAGTTGAGCCTGCGCGCCCATTATGAGCTCGTCGTCGATAGCCGTTTTTTTCATGAGCTCGCCGGCGTATTTTTCGGCGGCCTTCGCTGCTTCGCCGGTCTGATCGCCGGTCTTAGCGAATACGTTTCCGAGACGCGCCGACGCTACCGCCGATTCCTCGGCGGCGGAGACGGCCGACTTACCGAACGCGAGTATCCCGGCGGTCGCGAACGCGCCGCCGACGGCCTTACCGAAACCCTTGAGTTTCGAGCCGGCGCCCTCGACCTTGTTCACGCCGTCGGCGAGGCCTTTCGTATCGGCGAGGAACCGTACGAGGATCGCGGGCCCGTCGGCCGCTCCGAACGCCACGAGCTACCGCCGGCGTCCCGCGCGCGCGTGCGCCTTGTTCACGGCCTTTATCTCGCGCCGCATGTAACGAACGAACGCGGCGCGCTCGTCGTTGTCGAGCTCGTCGACCTCGCGCGGAGTCATTCGCCAGAATCGGCAGAATGCGGCGAGGCCGTCGCATTGCCGAGCGATGTAGGGTCCGGTTCCTCGGTTCCGAGCTCGAGCCCTACCTCGCCGGCCTCGTCCCACGTGAGCTCGTACCCTTGCCGGCGGAGCTCGAGGTACGCGAGCGCCTGCCATACGTTCTCTTGATCGCCGAGCGCCTGCTCGAGCGGGAGGCCGCTTACCGCTCGGATCACGCGTAGCTGATTCGCCGAGAACGTCGGCGCCGTCTCGATCGCGACGGTTTTCGGGAGGTCCGCGCGCGCGCCGTTAGAGCTCGGCGCTAGTTCGGTTTCGACCATACGTACCTCGCTATCTCGTGTTCGGCTACCTGCTCGAGCTCGTGCTCGATTTCCTTCGCGTCGACGGTCGGGTACAAGTACCGGCCGCCGGATACGTACGGTCGCCCTCTCGAGCCGCCGTACTCGACCCATCCCGCCCACGGCGCCGAACCGTCGTAGCCGGCGGCCGCTCCGCCGGGAGTGTCTACGGCGGCGAGTGAGGCCGCCATCCGACCGCTCACGCGCGGAACCTTGGGTACGACCAGGCCGACCAGCCGCTCGGCTTGCCGGCGCGCCTCGAGCTCCGCCGCGCGGTCGATCTTCTCGACGACGCGCTCGAGGTCGCGGAACGCCTCGGTCGCGCCGACTACCTGTACGTCGGCGCCGGCCACTCCGTTAGACCTCGACGAACGCCGGCGTACCTTGGATCGCGAGCTCTACGTCGATTTCGCTCGCCTCGTTTACCGCGGCGTCGAGGAACGGCATTAGCGGTACGCGTACCTTGCCGGTCATCTTGGGATTGAGCGGGCCGGCCGCGATGCGGTCGTCGGGCAAGAGCTCGAAATCGGCGACGGTTCCGCGCAACGGGTAGAGCACGTGCCACGGTCCCGTAGGCTCGAAACTCTGTAGAACCGTGATCGTGAGCGTTTGGTGAGCGGCGCCGTACGCGCGGTACGTCGCGCAAAACGTCTCGTAATCGTTCGAGTCTTGATCGACTCCGTGGACGATCTGATTCGCGGAACACTTGAGGTCGACGAGCGTTCCGGTCGGGCCGATCTTGAAACTCGGCGAGACGAGGATAAACGGAGCGACCTCGGCGGGAGCTACGAGCGGGTTTACGGTCGGAGCGTCGGCGGCCATTGTTCGTTACCTGCTTTCTGCTCGAGCTCGAGCTCGAGGTCGGGTACCTCGAGCTCGAGCTCGCGCTCGGTTTACGGAATGAGCTCGACCGGCGCGCGTACGTGCGAGTCGGTGATGTGAACGCATCGGCGCGGGAACAGGCCGGTTAGCCGAGCCTCGATCCGGCCGTCGCTAGTCACGCAGAAATAGATAAACCGAGTGTTCGGGTTCACTACCGGCGTCGTATCGACCGGGAGTGTTCCGGCGGTCGGCGGCGTCGTCGCGGCGGTCGTCGCGGCGGTCGTCGGCGACGTGATTTCGACGATGATGATTAGCGGGAAACGCCGTTCACAATCGCGCCGCCACCAGTCGCGCCGGTCACGGTCGCGC